TGAAAGAAGCAGCTCAATCATTTGGTTTAGATCCAAAAAAAGAAATGTATAAGATGCCAGCCATATTTGTAGGAGAGTATGCTGAAGCAGATGCAAGATTAACTTATAAATTACATGAAAAATTAAAATGGGAAATAGCAAAAGATAATTTGACAACAATATATGACATTGAGTGTCAGTTAATAAAAGTTATTTATAACATGACAAAACGAGGTGTCAGGGTAGATATAGAAAGAGCACATAACCTTACAGAAAAATTTTCTAAAAAAGAGAAAAAACTTTTAAAAAGAATAAAAGATATTGTTGGTTTTGATGTGGAGATATGGGCAGCTGCCTCTATCGCAAAGGCTTTTGATGCAATTGATTTGCCTTACGATAAAACAGAAAAAACACAGGCTCCTTCTTTTACAAAAACATTTTTGAATGATCATCCTCATGAGGTGCCTAGACTTATACTCCAGGCTAGAGAACTAAATAAACTAAGAGGCACCTTTATACAAAGTATTTTTAAATACCACAAAGATGGTAGGATACATGCACATATCAATCAAATTAGATCCGATACTGGTGGCACTGTATCCGGTCGTTTTAGTTATAATCATCCTAACTTACAGCAAGTGCCTAGCAGAGGGCAATTTGCAAAAGATATACGAGGTTTATTTATACCAGAACATAATGAAATGTGGCTGAAAGCAGATTACTCGCAACAAGAGCCCAGGATATTAACTCATTGGGCTTGTTTGGTAGGTCAACCAGGTGCTCAAGAAGTTAAAGAAGCTTATCATAATTCTGATTTAGATTTTCACCAGCAGACAGCAGATATGGCTGGAGTAGAAAGAAGATTGGCTAAGACAATAGGTCTTGGAGTTATGTATGGTATGGGTTATAATAAGATGGCAAAAGAACTAGATATAGAACCAGCAGAAGCAAAAAATATGTTAGCAGACTTTAGAAACAAAGTGCCTTTTATGCAGGGTATGTTGGAGGCTGTTATGAATAGAGCTAGTAGTAAAGGTGTTATTAGAACACTCTTAGGTAGAAAATGTAGATTTGATTTATGGGAGCCTAAGCAGTGGGGTGTTCATAAGGCTTTACCAATCAATCAAGCTAAGGTAGAGTATGGAGATGCAATTAAAAGAGCAGGAACATATAAAGCTTTGAATAGATTAATTCAAGGATCTGCAGCTGATCAAACAAAAAAAGCTATGGTAGATGTTTATAAAGAGTTAAAGATAATACCATTAATTCAAGTTCATGATGAGTTAGATTGTTCTGTGGCTAGCGAAGAACAAGCAAAGAAAGTAAAAGATATTATGGAGAACAGCATAGAATTAGAAGTTCCTTCAAAAGTGGATATAGATTTAGGAGATAATTGGGGACAATGACAACAAAAAATAAATCATATAGAGAGCAAGGTAAATCAAAAGATGGAGATAGAAGAGAAGATGGTGTAAAGAAAAACTTTGCTATTAACACAGAGCAAATGAACTTTGAGAGAAGAAAAATTCTTGAAGAGATGAAAAGCACTGTAGATAGAAAAAAATTAAACAACATGGCAGCTGTTGCCGCTACTAAAGAACCAGAATATTTTGACGAAGAAGGCAATAAAAGAGAACCCACCATGCGTGTTTTATCATTAGGTGCAGGTGTTCAATCATCTTGTTTGGCTTTGATGGCACAAGAAGGAATGACGAAACATAAACCTGATTACATGATATTTGCTGACACTGGCTGGGAGCCTAAATTTGTATATGAACATGTTGAGTATTTAAGAAAAGCTATAACTATCTGTCCTTTGATTACCGTGGAGCGCTCCAGTATTAGAGAAGATTTAATTAGAGCAGCTAATCCTGAACCAGGATCTAGAGAAGAAGAAAAAAGTTTCGCTGGGCGAGTTCCCAATCCTCCTTTATTCGCAAAAGGTCCAGCGGGAAGAGTGGGTATGCTGTATCGTCAGTGTACCCACGACTACAAAGTCATTCCCATACAGAAAAAAATAAGAGAATTGTTAGGTATTAAACCAAAACATAGAGTCAAAAAAGATATGATTGTGGAACAGTGGATAGGCATATCTACAGATGAAGCAATGAGAATGAAGAAAGCTAGATTACCTTGGCTTACATCAAGATGGCCTTTGATTGAAATGAGAATGTCTCGAATGGATTGTCTACAATGGTATCGTGATATTAAAAAACATCCAATGCCTGGTAAATCATCTTGTATTGGTTGCCCTTATCATCACAATGATCAATGGAAAAACATGCAAAAAAATTATCCAGAGGATTTTGAAGACGCTTGTGAAGTTGATGATAAGATAAGAAAAGGTTTAAAGAATTCAGAAGCAGAATTGTTTTTACATAAGTCAGCTAAACCTTTAAGAGAAATTAATTTTTTAGAACCCACTAAGTCACCTTCATTATTTGGTGAAACTTTTGATGAGGAATTTGCAGATGAGTGTGAGGGTCTGTGTGGAGTCTAATGGCAAAAGTAGGACTCGCTAAAAGAAAAGGAAGAAGAAAAATAGGATCAAAGAAAAGGAGAATAAGATCAGCAAGATGGAAAAAACGAAAGAAATAGTAGCTAAAATACCTATCCAGGACACAAGATTGTTTCACAAAAGATGGGATAATTATGAAAATTTAAATAATTTATTAATTACAGAAATAGAACAACAAATGAAGGATAACCCTAAAGGTATGATGGGTAGTAATCCTGGATGTTGGCGCAGTGGTTTTAAGTATAAGTGTGAAAATGAATTAATGAAAGCAATCGGATTTATGCTATCGACATGGTGTGATCATTATTTACCCAGAAAAAGAACAGATGCAGAAATACAATATTGGACAAATGTAAATGATTATGGAGGTGCTAACATGTTTCATACTCATTACATGGCAGATTGTGATGTCTCTGGCGTATATTATGTTCAAGGTAAAGATACAGGTGTGATTAGATTTGCAACTCATGAGCAAATGTATCGTATGATTAATCCTGGCATGCCTTACGCTAACATGATTGGTCACAGTCCGGCTGATGGAGACTTGTTAATGTTCCCCCCATACCTGTTACATGATGTGGTGCCCAATCCAAATAAACATAAAAAAAGAATTTCTATAGCTTTTAATGCAAAAGTTAAGATTGTAGACAATATTGTAGATTTCCCTAAAAATAAGGAAAAAAAGTAGCTCATATTTGACCGTGAGCGGGGTTTTAATATATGTCTAGTATGATTGTAACCGGGATAAAAACATAAAATGTCAGTGATTGAAGATAGATTACAGGAATATGTTGATGTGCTATCGCAGCTAGAAATGTTGGATAGATATACTTGGTTAATGGATTTTGGTAAAAGATCTCAAGGTATAAAAGAAGAGGAGCGTCTACCTGAGTTCGAGGTCCCAGGCTGCCAAAGTGCCACTTGGTTAATACCTGTGGTGCAGGACAAAAAGGTATATTTCAAAGCTGACTCAGTTGCTTTAATATCTAAAGGTATGGTATCTTTATTAGCAGATATTTTTAGTGACACTACGAGAGAGCAAATTAAAAGTTTTGATAGTGAATCTTTAGAAAAATTAGAACTAAGAACATTGTTGACTCCTGGTCGTAGAAACGGGACATACAATATGTTACTAAGAATAAAAAGAATGGGGGATCCTAATTGATTTTAAACAAGAGTAAAGGTAGACCAGAATTATATAGAGTTTATCATGTTTTTTATTATGTAAATGGTAAAAAATTCAAAAAGAATATTTATGATAAAAATGTAGATAATGCAGTTGAAAAATTTAAAAGAGATTACAATTACACACCCAAATTTGCTAGAGATCATTGGTATAAAGAAGTGTGGACAGATTACTCAAATGAAAATAGTGTGGAGGAATAATGTTTAAGTGGTTTTTAGTTGGATGGGTATGTTTAGGAGCAGGCCAGGATCAAAAATGTGTACGCATGGGATCAGAAATATTGTTTGATAGTTACGAAGAGTGTAATCAATATTATGATGTTACCGTAAATTCTATTGATGATTTAGAAGGTCATGTAGTTCTTAATTTTCACTGTGTTGAATCTGCTCTCATAGAAGATTTACCTCACAAAACTTAATTATTTCTGTTCTTTAAAATTATAAAAATAGTTTGTATCATCACCAGCAGTCCATTTACTTACTGACTCTACATTATATTCAATAGTTGATACTTTGAAGTCAGGTTGTTTTGGCTCTGATGGAGTCAAAGATTTATCATAAAACAATGTTCTGTTGTTTGGTTGAGCTGCGAAATGTCCGTTTTCTAATTCTAGTATATTAAATGATTTGTGTTCCTGTGGAACCTGCGAGTAGTTTATGTTTGGTAAATTATGATCTGCGTGACAACTATCAATTGTAAATAAATATTCTCCATGATACCAATTTTTTGAAGGGGCTAAATACTTAGCTCTTGGTGGAACTGTTATTTTTTCAATTACTGTTATGTGATAACTAAAAGCATCCCATAATTCTAATTCTTCTAATGGAAGATCATCTTTAACATCAGGGGAAGAAACAAAAGCACTGATAGGGAGCTTATCATAAAGAGCAGCATATTCCGGCAGATACGTTTCAAAGTAGAGCGCTCTGCCCTGGATTGACTTAACAGTAGCCCAAACACCTTCTACAAATTCTCCATGTCCTTTTTGATGATCATATAAATATTGTTTTTTTACGAATACTTTTATTGGTGGTATGTTAGCTACTAAAAACATTTTTTTATGGGCTCCAGACGCGGATCCAGAGCCCTGAGTGAAATGAAGTTGAGAACTAATCTTTGCCATGATAACAAAAATTTGTCAAGAAAAACGCTATATTTATCAAAGATTTTATAATTTGTTATAATATCTATTGACATATCCCATGGATTTATATATTTTTACATCATGATGTGGAATATGATTATGTTTTTTATGATACCAATCAAGTTGATGATTGCGTATTGGGTGATAAAGCATGTTTACATGTTCTTAATATTTTAAGGAGTGAAATATGATAATGAAGAATAAAACTACAAAAAACATGAGAGAGATCTTATCCTGGTTGGAGAAGTGTCCGACTGCTTGGGATTGGAGCTCCTCTAACGGTAGGACTTTACATATTAAAGTTGCTATAGATAAGCCAGATACTGTTGATGACATTGCACATGACATTGTGGATGAAGCTGCAGATCAAATGAGAAAGAATGGTAACGCGATATGAATACTAAAACAGAACAAGAAATGATTGAAGATATGAAGTCAATGGAACTTGACGAAAAACAAATCAAAAAGTTTCTTTTACAAGATCTTAATAATCAAAAAGATGATGTTATTAAAATTATTGTAATGTTAGAAAAAGGTCTTCCCAGGAAGGATTGCAAAGATTTATTGGAGTCTTACTGGAAAGTATTGCATATGAGATCAGTGGTCTTAGAGAAGCAAACTATAGGTGAATATGTTGTCAATTAAGGAGGGAAACATGAGGATACCAAAGGAAGAACAAAACAATATTGCTTTTGCATGTCAGGAGCATAAAGACGAGTCATATAAACAAATATCTAAAGCAGTCAAAGATCCTAATTATGTTTATGTTAGGTTCTATGATGGGGAACAAAGCGAGGCTATGTGGGTATTTATTTTGGCTGGTAACAAAAACAAAGGCATGGGTTTTGTAGATAATGTGCCGGTGTTAATGAAAGATATTAAGAGAGGAGACATGATTAATTTTGAAAGAAATAATCAAAATATTGTTTATCGAATAAAAGATGCCTAATAAAAAATATAAAAGTGTTGCCATACAAACTCAATTCTACGATGCATTGGTTTGTATGGCTAATGACTCTCATCGTGGTCCAGGCCAGGAGATGTCGTATTTAATAGTAAAAGAAGCTAACAATAGAGGAGTTGAGATAAAAAATGAAAAGTCTAGAAAAATTCAAAAACGAAGTAAATAGTATCATTACTGATGCTGTGAACGAACAACAAGATTTCCCTACTACTGTGGAGAGAGTTAAATCAGTAATTCTTTACGGTTACGCTCCACCAATACATGTGGTGCTAGGAGTAATAGGAGAATACATGGACGAAGCTGCTAAGACCGAAAAAATCAAAGCAACCATGGACGATGATAAGGTGCAAGAGGCATACGATAACATGGCTCAAGCATGGAACACACATAAGGAATAAAAATGGCTAATAAAATAGTAGATTTGTTTCAATTAGACGAAGGAACTAGAAATCCTGCGACTAATTTGGTTGAAAAACCTGTTTGGAACATTCGTTTTCATGATGGTAGAGATATAGAAGATAAATTGTTTTTTAAATCTACCATTCTTGAGTTATTATCTGTAGGTTATAGAAAAGCTGTTGAAAACTTTAGAAGGGGCTCTGCTACAACTCGTAGTGGTGGTCAAGCTGCATTTTGGATAGTAGTATTCCAGGATTATGAAGTAAGGCTCCAGACTAAAGACGAAATAGCTGATTGTATAACTGAAGGACATAGAAAACGTGGCGAAAGAGAAAACGAAGAGTCAAGAGAAGCAAGCATCGAGCAACCAGGATCATAAGTATCCTTCCTGGCCTATGGTCAGAGTAACCTGGTTAGATGCCATTGATGGTGAAACAGGATGGCAGGACCTGGAGGATATTGTCAAATCAGATTTAGCTGTTGTAGTTGATGTTGGTTGGCTTGTTAAAACTGATGACAAAAAAACCGTGATTATGGGCTCGTGGTCATTGGAACCGGATGATAATGGTGGTGGTAGATATATAACTATACCTACCTGTTGGATAAAGAAAATAGAATATTTAGAGGTAATTTATGCTGAAGTTCGAAATTAGTTTATATGAACACAATGTTTTGCGTGAAAGAGAGACCAGAGATTTTATGTCAGAGGTTGATTGTGATAAGTATGTCATGGACAAATATGATTTAAACAATTGGTCTTATGTTAAATTAAAAACAGATAGGATAACAAACAATAAAAGATGGCAAAATAGTGTATCTTTGTTGGAAATAAAAAGAGTGCCTAATTTAACAGATGAGGAGAAAAAGATGATTAATAATTTACATGAAGAAACAAAGGCTGCAAGAAATGGTTGAAATAATGTTATTGTCAATAGTTATATTTTTACAATTGTTTATAGCCATAATGTGTTGGGCTATTGGATCAAAAATTGCTGAGGTGCTACAAGATAAGTAGTATTACAATAGTGGAGAATTTGCTAAAAAAGTTTTTTTATTTTGTAAAAGTCAGAATATGCCAATACCGTAATACTTTTGCTCTTAAACCATTGAGTTTATTGACAAATAAGGGTATTGGCAAGGTATTGGCAATGCATGTAACGTACGCGCGAATGTTGATTTTTGTTTTTAAAAATAGTAAATTTTCCCCTATATATAAAGGTTTTTTGAATGAATAATGAACAAAATAAAAACGCTGTGAGCCAATACCCAGCCAATACCAGAGATATGTCTATTAAGTATCCAAAAGATGGTGAGGGATTGACAGAGAGGCAGAAGTTGTTTGTTGATATATTTACTAAAAATGAAGGTAGATTGACTCCAACAGAGTGTGCAAGACAAGCAGGATATAAACCAGATAGGGCTCATGTTACTGCATCTGAGTTGTTAAATCCAGGTAAGTATCCAAAGGTTGTTGAGGCTGTAACAAAAAGAAGAATTGAGATTGACAAAACTAATGAGGTTAAATTAAATAAACATGTTAATGAGTTGGCTAGATTACGTGAGAAAGCTTTGGAAGAGAAGTCTTATAGTGCTGCTGTTAATGCTGAACGCTTGCGGGGTCAAGCTGGAGGATTGTATGTTGAACGAAAAGAGATCAGGACAGGTAGTATCGACAGTATGTCTCGAGAAGAAGTTTTGAAAGCCC